CCTGAATCAAAAAGGGTGAAATAATCTCTAACCCCTAGTTGATATTCCGCGATAGCAAATAGCATTTCTTTCTTGGAGCTGATTCCATTTTCAAAATTTCGATAAGCTTGACCATAATTCCGGTTACAAATTCCTACAGTCAGTCTAGGTATGTCCAGATATAATGTGTCCTTAATTAGAAAACCGACGAACGAACCTACAGATCCCACATCTATTTTAACCTTCTTCTTCATGAACTTAGGGTAACAATTGGCCGTCAATTTTTCACACGAGATGACGGAGTCATCGCCACAGAATGCCGCGAAGGTGAATCCGACAACTCGCATGTAGTTCATCGATAAACACATGTTGTATATGGTGTTCTTGAAAAGTGTGTCAGGTCGCCCTGACTTTAAGTGGTTCTTCATCTTGATCTTGTAGGCGCCCCCATCCATGACCCAATTCTCGTTCAACTCATTTAGCATACCTAGCACGTCTCCTGAGACCCCGTGGTATTCGTAGATCTTCTTCATCAGCTCATCGGACACTCTATCGTGAAAAGTATCGAACTCTGTATAATCTGAGGATATGTATATGTTATTTTCCCTATGGTTCTTTTCAATGAAGGTTTTCAACTCGTCCTTAGTTTTTGAGAAGTGTAAGTAGATATTTTTATCCGCGCACTGTAAAACTTTCTTCTCTATTGCTCTAACTATGGCAGCTACTGAATGATTGATGCCTTTACTGACCGGACAAACTGATTGTCCTGCCTTGGTCTCGAACCCGTTGAAACGTATGTAGGAATCTTCCTTCAGATCTTTCTTGGTTTGGACTTTATGAAAAGTCGAAACTTTGTCGTAGAGCTCGTAGACGTCGGTGTCGAGCGTTTCGTTCATTTTAGCTGTCCCTTTTTTTGCAACTAATCTCGAAAGGTATTCCCCTTGGCATTCATTAATTTCCTCAGTGGTCACTTTACCAGGTTTGACTAGTGTTTTGTAGGTATTGAATAGATCATAAATCATTTCATCCTCCACATTCCTATTCTGGTCGAAACCTACGCCCCTTGACCTAACGCATGCAGTGTGGAATGCTTGATTGAAGGAATTTGGTAGGTATGGTCTGCCTCTAATTTTAAATGGTAGACGCAGTACTGTTATCGGCTCTAGGAAGAATAGTTCTTCTTCATTTTTAATTCTAAAATTACGATCTGTTTCAAAGAATGAGTTATAATACACGTAATCTTCTATAGAAAAATTTTCGATGCGGGAGGGTGAGAGTTTTTCCAAGATCTCATCAATGCTGTTTGTGTCCAAAGATCCGTCTTCGAAATATAATGTTTCTTTCAATCTGCTTTCAAATAGCTGATCCCTGTAAGTGGCTATGTTTTCGGGTAAGCCTAAAACTGAAAATAGCGGCACATACATTTCCATGTTCCTCCAAATGTGATCTGGAATGGTAAAAGTTACATTACGATTGGCACGATCTTCATTAAAAACCTCTATATCTTCCCGATCTACCACGTCATTCAAGTCGAGGATACAATCCTTTTTCTTCCCTCCTGAGTTTACGATGTTGTCGTGATATTTCAGCGCTGTATCCATGTTGGTGAAATCTTGTAAGCCTAAGTCTACATACTCCGTGGTCTTATTAACATTTGCAGATTCTAGATTGTAAATTTTGGCGATTTTTTCTTGCTTTGGATGTAAGGCAGGTTCCTTAGGTTCAAATACCGTTTGATTAAACTCTGCAAAAGTCCCGTTGTAGTTGCTGATTGACCTGATAGCTCCGCCGACCTTATAAATTTTGTCGAAATCGAGAATCCGCATGTAGTCTCCCATCATGTTGTAATAGTTTTTAACTAGCAAGGTCTCCTTATGTCTGGTGAAGTTGACTATGAA